ACTCACCAGTCATTTCAGGCCATTCTTTTTCCATTTGTTCTACAATTGGATGTTTGGTAACCGTCAAGTCCATTTCAGTCATTGTTAAATCGTTTTCTCTTATATTGCTCACTTTAATAACCTCTTTATTGTTTTTTCATTCATTCCATACTTTTCTAATATATCAATTAACTCATCTTTTGCAATTAAATCTAAATAATCTTTTACTTGTGATTTACTACATTCAAAATGTGTGACCATTATGTCAAGTAATTCAGTATTGTATTTCTTATCTTTCTTACCTTTTATATATTTATTGAATCTCTTACCTCTTGGAAGCATATCACAATACCATTTGTAAACCTCTCGTGGTTCTAATGTTCCAATGGAATATTTCTGAAAGAAGTTTACAATTTCAAGAAAGTCTTTATCCATTGATAACCAACGATTGATTATGAATGGACTAAATTTCTTTTGTTCATCTTCTGTGAAATCATTCCAATGAGTTTTCTTTACAAGTATTTGATTTATCCAATCGAATATTGTCATTTACTAAATCCCCACGAACCATCTTTAGAAGCTGGTTTAGCATTAGGTTTAAATATTTTTTTCATTCTTTCATACTTACCTTGAGCTTCTGGATTGTAGAGACATTTAGGACACAGTGGTTCTTTTACATCACTCATACTTCTCATCTCTTCCTTCTCCAAATTACAAGTTCTACATTTAAAAGTATAGAAAGGCATTTATTGAAGTCCACTTACATCTGTAAACTCTTTATTCACATGTCCACATTTTTCACAAGCAAATACTTGCATTGGAATTATTGTTTCTTGTCCACCTGGTGCGACTAAGGCTGACATCTTTCTTAATAAAAGTGTCTGTTTAAATGTCGAACCACCACAAGATTCACATTGAATTTGTGTTGTTTTACTAAAGTCAATTTGTTCTTGCATTTGACCATTTTGTCCTGGTATCATCATTATTCATCTACCTCATTTGATTTCATTTCTGTTATTGTTACATCTTTGGCTTTCCACTTAACACGAGATAACACATCTTCATCTTCATATGGTGGATGATGTAATGTTATATACATCGTTGGATTATCTACATAATCTTTATGTTCTACTCTGAATCGTTTACTCATTCTTTCCCCTTTACTATTGACATAACTTCATTTACACTCATTAGAATATAAGTTTCACCATCAATCTTATGTTCTGCTTTCTGTGCATTTTTGTTATATAAAATTGTATCACCTTCAGAAACTACAAGTGGAATCATTGTTCCAGTAGCAGAATACATACCATCACTAGCAGCTACAACTTCACCCTCAATCAATGTACCATCTTGTACAGTGTCTGGTAAAATAATACCACCAGCTGTCATTTCCTCTTTGTTTTCATTTGGTTTTACAACTATTTTATCGTTTACTGGTTTTAATCTCATTTTAATATCCTCATTATTCTAATTATCAATGACATAAAGTTAATCTCTTTGTCAACTACATTTACATCTTGGAATTGTGCTTCTGCAATATTCATAATACACTCAGCTTGTTTTCCCTTACCATAATTATCCACTTCATCATATAGTAATCTATATATTTCTGAATAATCACTTATGGAATTATCAGCAATCAATTTTCTTATATCATTTAGTTTAGCATTACTTGATAACATTTCTAACAATTGTAATTTGTAGTTATTCTGAATCACAGAACTTGTATCAATCTTCAACTTACCATCAACGATTTGTCTTTGGGCTGAATTGATAACTCTACGAATATCAGGATAACCTGCATTTACAATCAAAGCTATATCATCAAGTTCAAATGTACAATTCTCTTCATTTAAGATATTAACCATTTGTTGTGCCACTTCTTTCTTTGAAGGTGGAACAACTTTGTATGATTGACATCTTGATTGGATTGGGTCGATTATTCTTTCTACATAATTACAAGTTAGAATGAATCGACAATGTTTTGAAAATGTTTCCATTAGGTTTCTCAATGCAGCCTGTGCATTTGGTGTAAGATAATCACACTCGTCAAGAATGATTACTTTCAAGGATTTGAAACCAACAGATGAAGCAAATGTTTTTATTTTGTTTCTAACATCATCCACTTTGTTCTCATCAGAAGCATTGATATACATATAATCACAATCAATATTGTTGACTACTATCTTTGCTAATGTTGTTTTACCAGTACCAGCTTTCCCATAAAGAAGAAGGTGAGGTACATCTTCTGATTCAAGATATACCTTCACTTTTTCTTTAAGATGCTCGTTACCTACATAAGTTGATAAGTCTTTTGGACGATACTTTTCTACCCATAAAGAGTGACTCATTAATCAACATCCTGCATTGCTACGATGAAATATGTAGAATCATAATCATCGATTTTGAAGTTTACTTTAGCCAATCCCTCAGTTGAAACTTCTAATACTGCTGATGAACATTCACGATTTGCAACTAATACTTCTTTGAATAGATTAGCATTAAATGTAACTGGTTTATCAACATCACAAGATGTAGACTCAACAGGTATGTTAACTCTATTTGTATTTGTTGATGAGTAACCAATTACAACTTCACACCCATCACCACTTTTAACAACAGTGAATGTATCAACACCACTTAAAGCACCTTTACCTTTGATAAAAGTATCAATGAAATGTCTGTCAAGTTTGATTTTAGTTCCAAACTCTGGAAGTCTTTTCATTTGTGGTGGGTCTGATATAACTGATAAGTCACTTAAAACATAATCTACAGAAACAGGTCCGTTTTTTACTTTAAGTGAAACAGCTTTATCACCAAATTTTGTTAAGTCTAATGAAACATCATCACCTAACACATTTATCAAACTTTTTAATTGGTCGGTTTGATATACACCAATTTCAGCTTCATCAAATGGAAACTTATCAACCGTTACATTACCTAATAAAGACTTATCAGGTGTAACAAATGATGTTGATATTGAATCACCACTTGATTTCCACTTTACTGAATTTACATTTCCACCTAAATTGTACTTTGAGATGAATTTGTCTAACTTACTTTTTTGCATCTTATCTTTCTCCTATGTTTAAGATATTTAAATATACGAAACTTTTTGTATACGAGTCAAGCATTATTTAAAAGAATCTTTCTAATGTATTTATCTTATCAACAGGCATATCCCATTTCAATGCCTCATAAAACATTCTGATTTTCTTTTCTAATGCTCTCGTGAATAGTTTATCATAATCTATGTTTTCTTTAATGAAATCCATAATCTCTTTTGGATCATCATAACCTTTGAAACCAATTTGTTTAACATTCATTGTATTTGGTTTTAAGTAAACCCATTTAATCTTTTCTGATGACTTAATCTTCTCGAAGTTATTTAAACCCCAATACTTTAATAAGTCATTATATATCCAAGCAGCCTTCACATGTACAGGTGTTCCTTTTCTCATAGTTGTGAATACAGCACCTCTTGGTGTTTTATCTTTAAACTTGGTTAATTTTCTAACACCAGTTGGAAGAGCAATATCTTGTATATCTGATGTTTTCATTTCTTTCTTAAACTTTAATATATCCTCATCAATGGAATCTTTATCAACATTACCCAAAATGTCTTGAAGAACACCAGTCATAAGTTTTCTCATAGCTGGTGGGAATGAACTCCTTACAATATCTAAACCTTTTACATCAAGTCTATCACACACGATACCACCATCATTGATAATCCATTGTCCATATCTTTTCTTTGTAACCCAAAAGGCTGACTTAGCAACACACTCTTGTTTAATATCGAAACGATGTTCATCTATGTTTAGAAATCTTTTAGCAAACAAGTCATAAGATTTATTGATATAATTTTGAACAACCTCTGCTGTTTCTAATATCTTCTCTGTCATAAATTTGTCATCTGTTAAGTCAGCGTTTGGAAAATCTTTCTTAACCAATGGTATAGCTGAATAGAATACTGAATCTGTATCAGTATAAATACAATAGTCTTCTTTATCTCCAAGTTTGTTGTTGTAATAACTATTAGCAATCTTCTCTGTAAACTTAATCAATTCTTGTCCAGTCACAGTTGTAGCCTCAGCATTATCAATATCATAGAATCTAAATACAGGTAATCCCAACACACCATAAAGTGAATTTAGTACAATCTTTTGTACATGCTGTCTTCTCTTGAAGTAACCACTTTTTTCTTTATCACCCTCGTCACTATACTTTTTCATTAATCTTTTATATTCAACTCTCTCATCAAACCACTTAGAAAGTATTGAAGGTATCAAACCTTTTTTATCATTACGATACAAAATACCATTTGAAGATATAGATACTTTGTTCTTATCAAACATTTGTTTTAATTCTTCATTATTCATATGGCCTTGTTCTTTACCATTCTTCTCAAGTGAATAAGTTTTTGGTACACCTTTGATAAACTCTTCACCATTCCATCCATTAACTTTACCAATCTTCATCTCAGGTGAAATATTCAAAGACATAATAACTGATGGATACATAGATGTTAAATCCAAATCATATACCCATTCGTATCTACCTGGATTAGGGTCTTTAACATAAGCACCCGTGAACTTCTGATTACCATCTCGATTCATCTTTTCTCTAGCATCCAATGCTTTATTGGGAGCAACTACTCCAATGTTTTTAAGATATACAAGAATAGCACCTTCTAAATATCTACTACTGAAATATACATCTTCATAAGGTGTTCTACCAACATGTGATATACCACGAGCTAATTCAATTAATTTTAATTTATCATCAAGTTTTTTAACTATGATAACATCGTTCAAGTTATATTCAATATACTTTTTAATATCTGTTTCATATAAATCTTGTAGTGTTCCTTCAAATTCTATCTTACCAAGTCCAACCTCAAGTTGTCCGATATAGTCTAATCTGTATGATGATTGTTGTGTGTAAGTAAATAATTTGTATAGTGGTAAATAATCCAAACAAGAAACACCAGCAATCTTGTATTTCTTTTTATGTTCTGAATAATATACTTCACCGATTGGTGATAAACAATTAGCCATTTGTCTACCCATAACTCTATCAGTTCTATTATATAAATAAGGAATATCAAATCCATCAATGTTCCAACCACTTAATATTGTTGGATTGATTTCAAGATATTTTTGATAAAACCTTTGTAGTAATTCTTCTTCTGATTGAAAGGATTCAACCACATCTGTATTTGGAACATCACCTAAAACAAAACAAGAATATTTATCCATTGTTTTATCGTAGAGAGCGATAGCTGTAATCTTGTTCTCAGCTCTCTGTGGGTCTGGGAAACCATCCGTTACCTCACACTCAATATCAAAATAAACTTCTCTATGTCCTACTGATGGCTCTTCTGATTCAGGATACATATCAACCAATGTTCTGGTTTCAATTGGTATATCTGATTCAAACACTCTACCATTCTGTAAATCATCACCAGTCCAAAAGTTTACTTTCTTGAGTTTGTCACCATATAAGGAACGATATGTTCCACTTTGTGATTTTAGATAAGCGTATGGTTTATATTGAAATTTGGAATAACCTGTTTTGTCATCCCAAATGTGAACTTCCGAAGAAGTCTTTGTGCGTTTTACATATATATTCTGATACATATCTAAATATACAACCTTTTTTGTATGTAAGTCAAGCTATTTTTTAATAATATCTGGATTTTGTTTGATAGTTTGTTTTGTAATTAAATCTTTTAATTTGGTTGTACTCCAACCATGTGAACGAGTTGTATAAATAATCTTTGGTGGTAAATCATCACCTGTGAATGGTTTTGGTTTTCCATTATCACCAATGTAATCTTCACCTAATATTCTAATATCAGGTTTCCAAAACTTAATTAAATTATATAACTCTTCCTCAGTTTGATACATGTAAACTTCATCTATGTAACGAATTGATTTTAAAGCTTTATATCTATCATATACAGGTATAACTGGTTTGTATTTACTCTTTCTATGTATTGATGGGTCGTTTTGTAAAAAAACAATAAACTTATCACAATAGTTTTTAGCATCTTTAAAACAATTTATATAACCAGGATGTAGTAAATCAAAATTACCTGCTGTAAATCCAAGTAGTTCTTTTTTATATTCTTTCATTTAACTCCCAAATGTTTTTTTCTTACCACCATAATATTCACTAGCATGTCCGTTTTCTTTCAATAACTCATTTACTGAAGTATCATTACCTTTAACGAACAGTTCGCCGAGGACTCGTCCATATTTCCCAACTCCGTGAGATTTTAATAAGAACTTGCCCTCATCCGAATTTTCTAATAAATCTTTTACATAAGCTTTAGCTGCTAATCCTTTTTTCTTTTCTTCAAGGTTACGAGTACGCGATTCCCAGGTGTCCACGCCATAAAATCGTATTCTCTTCTTAACCCAAGTATCAAAACCCAAGTCGATAAGAGCGTCACAAGTGTCACCATCCACGACTCTTTGAAGTTTTGCTGAGTAAATATGTTTGTCCATTTTCTTTGCCATTTCATATCTCCTATATAAATATACTTAAAATTATCAATCCTAAACCAATACCAGCTACAGCCCAATCAAATGCGTTTGAACGAGGTATCTCAATACCCATCATTTTCCACGGCCCTTTTATAACAAATGGGTCGTCTGTTACTACATAATTCAATGCTCTTTCATAGACGAAATATCCAATCATCCAAGAACCTAAGAATGTAAGTAATAAACTCCAAAAAGAAGTGAATAAGAATGCTGAAAAGATACTACCTACCATTCCAATGTTTTCACCTAATCTCCAAGCATGATAATCTAAATAACCAACACCATCTCTTTTACCTTTTGATATTGAACCAAAGATTAATTTGTTTTCTTTTCTTCGTTTTGCTTTTGCCCAAGTGTATCCTTCTGTACATCCTTCGCTTAACCAATAAGTAACCATTGTTATTGTAAATAGTAATTGTCCTATCATTTTACTTCTCCTACTTTATTTAATCTTTCCCTTGTGTTTAATTGTGGAAAGTTCTCTTCTAACCAATCAATTGATTCTCTCATTGTTGTTCCTAATATCTCACTAACTACTTGTATCACATCAAGGATATTTATAATACCATCTTGATTCATATCAGCAGTTAATAATTCTTCTTCTGTGGGTGTTGATGTGTTTAATACAAAATTAACTATCGTTACAATATCTGTAACATTTAAAACACCATCAAAGTTAACATCACCATATAAATCTGGTATAAATTCTGTCTCAGGTTCACCAATGTATCCAAAGAACCAATCTAATCTTGAATGTATTTTAGAATATACACCAGGATAACCAGCATCAGCACATCCATAACCCCAACTAACTATACCAATTAATTCATATTCACCATCTGAGTTTGTCATAATCAGCGGACCACCTGAATCTCCTTGACAAGAATCCTCACCACCATTGAAATCACCAGCACATACCATATTGTTTGTTATATCTGAATTAGAGTAGTTGCCACACGAATCATCTATAGGTACATCTACTTCAAGTAAGAAGTTAGATGAATTTCCACCACTTGATGTTGCTCCCCAACCCATTACAGTAGACATTACAGGTTCTTCATCGTGTGAATCATCTGTACATAATTGTATTGGTTCAAAATCTGTAATTGGTGATTCTAATCTTAAAAGTGCATAATCATTATTCAATGAATTACCACTATATTGTGGATGTATAATTATTTCAACTACATCTCTTGTTTGGTCACCAGTAGTACCATTTACATTATGTAAACCAATAACTACATCTACATTGTTTGGACTTTCACCTTGAACACAATGAGCAGCAGTTACAACCCAATCTTCTCTGACTAATGAACCACCACAAAAGTGTCCACCCCACCAACCACTTGATTGTAATGATACCATAAATGGATACTTACAATCAGGACAAGCTGGGTCTACTTGTGTTCCACCAACAATCATTGGCCACGGCAATTCACCAGGTGCCATTGTATGAAAATCTTGTGTTGTTAATCTTATTTCAGGTTCTGATGTTAATGGATTTGAATCATTACAACTATTCATAACCATCAGAATCAATCCAAGTAAACATATTACTTTAAATGTTCTCATTAATAATTTTGTATTCATTTTATTTCTCCTACACTATTTCACAAACACCACCAGCACAAGCAAGTTCACCTTTTAAATCGGTATCATCTTGTTCTTCAGTAATTCGTGCTAAGTTGATGTTCT